ACTATAACTTGTATTTGATCCAGTTGCAACATCCGAATAAGTGTCGTTCGAACCTGTTGAAACATCACTATAAGATGTATTTGAACCAGTGTCAACATCGCCGTAAGCAAAGATATCTACAGTTCCAATATTAAAGGATGCTGAAAAACCAGTCAATCCAATAGTTACATCATTTATAGAAACAGATCCAACATTAGCATTAAATGACTGACCTGTTAATCCTAGACCTTCTTCTACTGTTAGAGAACCAACACTAGAAGTCATACTTAGACTTGATGGTTGAGCCACAGCTCCACCTAATCCTACAATAGTTCCTAGATTAAATTCAGCAGAAACACCAGACATCTGAACTACATCATTTGGTATGACTACAGTCCCAATACTAGCACTGAATGATACACCAGTTAAAGAGGCCTCAGTTGTTGAAGTTGCAGTCGCAGTTCCTTGTGCTGATGTAATAGATAAACCAGACGGTAACACAGTATCATTAGGTGCAAAAGCTGTTCCTTGACTTGCGGTAAATGACTGACCCGTCAGACCAATAGTTAAATCATTGACGGTTGTAGAACCAACAGAACTAGTTATAGATTGACCCGTTAATCCTACCTGCATGTCAACAACAGAGACAGAGCCAAGTGATGAGGTAATCGATAAACCGCTTTCTATAATGACAGGGACAAAAGCCTCTCCCTGTGAGGATGTTATTTCAAAACTTGAAGGCGTGATTATTACGTCAGGAACATCAACCGAACCAACACTAGATGTGATAGATAAGCCTGTTGGAAATATTGTTGCATCTTTAAGCTCACCCCACTCACCATCGTTCCAAGCCTGTGCACCCCAACCTGTTTTAAAAGTTGTGTCCTCGTCCCAGTAAGCCTGGCCCCAGGTAAATCGGCCCCATCCTGAGTTTACCGACATGGTCGGCCTCCTATGCTAATCTGATTATTG